CATTTGCATTTGCATTTGCATTTGCATTTGCATTTGCATTTGCATTGGCATTGGCATTGGCATTGTCATTATTTTCATGCATTGCGTTTGGGATATTATTAAGATAAGCTTTCCTCCTTCTACGATTTTCATTTGCAAGTCCACCAGGAACAAAACTGCCATTTTCGCGAATTCCATATGCATCCATCATACTCACTGGTACTTTTGCCGTACGGTGATTGAATTTATATGTATTCTTTTCATTCTTTCGCACTGGTATGCACATTGGTTTTGCAATACCTGGAACCAACCCACACTCTTGGTATTCGTTCCATATATTTTTACTAAAGCCAAACATTCTATCGTATATAGAGAATTTAGTGAGATTGTAGCTCTTGTGCTAAACGGGCATCATGCTCCGCATTCTTATGTAGACTCTGCATCAAAGGATTGTTTTCTGTCTGGGAAATAATCTCGCGCTGGTTACGTTCATTAGCAACATCCAGTTTGAGAGGGGCGCGGTACTTCACGCGGCCAATATCAGCAGAGCCAGGACCCAGATCCAACGAGCGATTGACCGCAGGAGCACGGTCATTGATAAAGTCCGTATCGAGTTTACGATAGGTGACATTCGGTTCATCACCGTGGAAAAGCTGGATATTGCCACCACCTAGCGCAGGGCGCTTGGCTACCTGTTGCTTATTCGGATTGAGGCGCATATTGTAGGCGAATGTATGGCTCATCGCTCTCTCAGCTGCCGCCTTGGGACCGCCCGTGTATCCAGACTTTTCCATAATCTGAGCCTTTTGTGTGGGGCGCGCAATATCTGCAGGGTCATACACCGTGATTCTCGCAGGACCATCAGCAGGAGCCGCAATGCCAAAACGATCCAGTTGAATCGTGCCCTCCTTCACAGTGGTTCTCGCAATATCACTAGGATCCCATACTGTGATAGAAGGAGCACCATTTGCATATCCTGTGGCCACTCCAGCCTGTTGAATATTTCCAATAGTTTCACCACGGCGTGTAGGACGTGACTCATCATCGTAGTGAGTTGTTACAGCACCCGCCTCAGCAGGGCTTAAATTCAGTCCCTGTGCACGATCATTTGTAAAAAAGCGTTCATTCGGGCGGATTTCGTAGCCTGACTTACCATAGTCATCTGCTGTTCCCTGTTTGAAGTAAGTGCTTCCATCGGCGTTACGGTATCCAGCACCACCATACTGTTGATGCATGGGCGTACGGTAACTTCCCACTACGTAGTTCATACCTGCCTCTTGACTTGCACCAGGACCCGTGTATTCCACACTGGTTTCAGGGCGTGTAGTATGAGGAAGGACTTGAATAGGACGAGTGGCTTCTTTTTGGAAAGACTCTTGGCCACCAGGACCAAAGCGTTTGCCCGTCTCGTCGATATAGAAAGTATCAGGGCGATACTTGCGAACTTCACCAGCGTCTTCCATTGATTTGCCAATGAATTGCTGACCAGGTACTACAGGCATTTTATACGTCAGCTTGGGCTTGTCAGCTACACGCAAGTCATCTGTGCGAGGCAGCTTTTGCATCATCAGTTCATTTATTTCGAACTGCTGGAATCCGCCCTTTCCTGTTGCACTGAATCCTTCACCTACACCAGGAGCTACAAACACTGGTTCAAAGGGTCTTTCGCCGTTACGAGCACGAGGGTCATTTATACGACCTTGTATAAACTCTGAAGCATCTTCCAAGCCATATACATTGCCAAAGGGCTGTTGCGTATTATCAAACATCTGTTCCACTTCCCTTTTACGTATATCAGTAGAACCTGCACCTGTGTAACGATCTAGACGACCTGTGTTAGCATCTGCGCCTACATTTTGACGTACACGACTTCCGAAAAAAGGCTGCATGTTATTGTGAACAAAGTCACTTGTTTTCATAGTTTGTCCAGTAAGTTGGCTTGTAATATTATCACCCTCCACATAATTCGGGTTTTCTTCAATTCCTGCAGGATTCATCATTACATCGGGGGTAGCTGTTGCAATGGGAGCAGGTGTAGAAAAGGTATTATGGCTAGTTGTAGCAACGGACGGGTGATGAATACTGAGGCGACCTCCTTGTGCACTAGGGCTGCCGGATAGATAGGAAGGTGCAGAAGAACGATTCGGCTCCGAAGGAAACAGCGGATTTCCCATAGAGTTGTTAAAACGAAGATCCAACTCGGGATTCGTGCCAACAAGACTTGTGCGAACATTATTCACAGGCCTTGCGTTCTCTCCAGTTTCCCCATCAAAGCCTTCCTTTATCTGCAAAGCTTTCCTAACAATGGGATTTGAACCAGCAGCTTTTGTAGGATATACAGGTTTTGGAGTTGTTTGTTGTGCAAGAAGGTATCCAGCCCCTCCTAAAATTGCCAGGGCAGCTAACTCCATACTAACAGTCTATTGCAAAAGAGTTGACATTTTACGATGTTAACTCTTTGACTTATAAATCGGATCTACGCCTTTACTCTAGAACGTTTCTCCTCTTGTATTTTCTCCTTAGTAAAGGTTGTTTCAGGAACTTTGTGAGTTCTGAATAAATACTTATCAATGTCGCGGGATGGAATGAAGTGGTCAAACGGAGTTTCAAAGACCGCCTGAGGATTGTGAAAAAGGGGATGCCAACGATTCCATCCTGTAGTGCGAAGAGTACAAGGAGGATTTGTTAAGCGTTCAAAATTCTGAGGATTGTTTTCATCGTCACCATTTGTATAACCCGCCAAGTTCATTTCATTTGTACGAGGGTCATATAAGAGATTATCTTCACGCCATCTGCTGGGAGGACGCCCTACACCCTTCAAGTCAGATTCCACTTCTGTGCGCCATTTTCCAGAAACCCAGCCATTTCCAGATTCTTGCAGACGCATCGTGTTGTTTACGGGAAAACTCTCGAAACAGTTACGGAAAGGTGTGAAAGCATAGCGCCCAGCGTATGTAGAGATTCTTTGGTCATCTGCTTGATGCACATCATCCCATTTTGAACGTGTTAAATTGGCTTGTTTCGGCTTTATTGAGCACATTCTGCGCCTCTTCTGAGCTGGGCTTCTAATTTTTGTCTAGTACTTCTCAGGACGTGCGCATGTTTCAATGACAAAGGTTTCGGGTGCTAGAGTTGCCGGGTATGCCCACAACTGCGAATTCGGGAGTGGCTTCGTAACAACAGGAATCGTAACCTTTTCTTTCGGCGTATTGCGGTAAATGGATTGTACATGGGAACCTAGAGGCGCATGTTCACGAGAAGGGCAGAAGGTGTTTGCACGTGTAATTCCTCGTAAATCAGACTCCGTTTCCACCTGCAACATGCGATTTTTATAAGGAACTTCGTTTCCTCCAACCATGCCAAGCATGTTCTGAGCAGGTAGGGGATGCTCTCCATACGATTTCAGAAGTTCATAGGTCTGCGGATTTTCCTTTTTCTCCCATGGATGCTTTGTGAGACGACCAATGGCGTCCATATTCTGGGTGTTATATGGATTTTTATCGTGGTTAGCAGTTCACATCGCGCAAATACTGTCTGCTGGGTATGCCGCCACGAACCCACCCACGCGCAGCCACTTCTGTCACCAAGTGTTGAGGATCCTGGATATTTTCGCGCAAAGACTTAATGAGAGGCTCGAACACACCATCGAAGCTCTGCTCAGTTACTGTGCCGCACTCCTTACCTTGGCGTACCTGCTCAGAATAGATTAACATAGACTCCACATCGGGGTTTCCACGACCCGTGCCCATATACGGAACCGTCAAGAAAGGGCGTGCTTGGTTGCGGATTAAGCAGCGGTTGTTCTTGAATTCAGGCTGATTCTTGAGCACCGACTCTGCATCAATCTGTTCATTGTTTGCACCGAAACCCTCCTTAGGATAGATGAGCAGATTGTTAATGGAAAGAGGATTTACTTCACGGGCATCGGGAACCAGATTTGTTACAGAGTAGCGACCAGGACCCACACTCTGGGAGTAATAGGACGCAATGCCACAGGCATCGTCGCGAGTATGTGTTAAACGATTGATATCCATCTCTTCCTTCTAACACAGCCAAATCAGAAAATTTTGACTCTAAGTAGAATGGCTCCTGGAACACGAAATAAGGTTCTTGCTAAGAAACTCTGTTCGTGTATTAAAAAGGTGCGTAAAACAGTAAAAGTCCGTAAAGTCAGTAAAGGCTCTAGTACTAAAAAGGCTCGTGAACAAGCCGCCATCGGAATCTGTGTTCGTTCTGTCTTACAAACCCGGGGAAAGACATTGAAACGCTTTTCTTGTTTGAAAAAACCTGTGCTCGTTACACAAAGCCTATAAGTTAAGCCAAGGTATCGGTGCGCCATTTGTGCCTCCATAGCAAGCTGCGGCATTTCCTTCCTTGCACGTCTTTCCTGGAATCTTATACAACCAATCCTGAAAACTACCTTGGTCGTTCGGAATGGTTGTCGAAGGCTGCGAAACGAACTGACGCTGGCTCTGAGACTTTCCAAATACGTCTGTGGGGTCGCTGTACCATTGTACACGGAAGAAGTCATCTAGAGCGATTTTCGCACCAGTTGTGGTTATATCAGGAGCAGCAGGACGTGTCGGGGCATACTTGATTTCATTTACGAGAACGTTGTTAAAGGGGTTGGGAGGTGCTCCTGCAACTCCTATATCGTTGAAATCAGGGATAGGCTGCATTTCTACGAAACCCTCCTCAGCAGGTAAGCCCTTCATGGCCTGGTCGTAGAGCTTATCGGGGTCATTGCTGTCACTCGTAATACTGGAAGAGCCAACAAACTTCATGCGGAATGACTCGACATTGCGGAGATTCATGAAGGTAGGAATCAAATACAGAGTTGCCAAGACTCCTGCGATAAGAGTTGCGGCGCTGTACTTTGTTATCGCGGCTATCAGAGAACCTGTGAGCAAACTTACAATGTATACAAGAATTATGTAATTTACATTCTCACTTGCGCACACGCCCTCTGGTTTATCAAAGCGGAACAAGTATCTAGGGTCTTCCCAAACATAGGGATCGCAGAATGCAATGACTTTTTTCTTATATTCCATGGTCTACCCCTCTAACTATCGTATAGCGTTTTCTACTTCTTCTCAGCAGCTGCTTTCTTGGCTTCCAACTTTTTACGTAGTCTCGCACGAACGATGGATAGACGATTCTCATTGTCACGTCCCGCGGCCTGTGCTGCCTCCTTGTCTTCAAATCCAAACGCTTGGCGAAAGGCTTCCATCATTTGTACGAACTGCGGATTCTCACTAAATGTCTTCATTAACTCTTCAGCTTCAGTGACCAACTCTTGGGGGCGTATGGCACCGGACTGGATTTTCAAGGCGAGCTTCTTCCCAAGCTTTTGCACAGTTGTCTGAAATTTATGGGGATTCTTGGCGAAAACCTCCATAATCATATTGAGCGCCTTGGTCGGATCATTTCCAGCAGCAGCCATCGCAGCAGGGTCAATTCCGAAATCCTCCACACGTAACTCTTTGACAATCTCCTCGGCTAGTTTCGCAATCTGGCCTTTCATGAACTTTTCCGGAATCTGCGGAATTCCTCCAGGGAATCCTCCTGCTGCTGCGCCTGCAGCTGCTCCTGCCCCTGCGGCAGATCCAAAGAGTTTCGCGATTTTCTCAGTAAGGCCTTCAAAGTCAATGGAACCCATCTTGGCCTTCATTTCATCCATCATCTTATTAGCCCATTCCGTATTCCAACCACTTGACTGAGTATCTTCCTTTGAACCGGCTTCCAAGAGATAGGTGAAAGAGAGGAGAGTCAGATATTCTTGAATAGCAGTTCTGGATTTGGGAGAAAGGTCAATCCAGATTTGAGAGGGCATACGAACACCGGGCAACACAAAAGCGGGCGAAACTGAGGAATCGCGGTTAGGAGAGCAAGAACTGAGAACCTGATCCTTGAACTGGCGGCGGCGATCTTCAGGAGAGAGTTTCACAGCTTGTTCGATTTCGGCCGTTAACTCGGGACATGCACCTTGCAGATCACGAGCAAACTCAGAATACTTAGAATCGAACATATCATGGGTTTCCATTCTATGGGGTATATGTAAGAAGGGTGGGCGGTGTTTACGCCTTAACCTTTTCGGAAAGAATCAAAAGAACCTTCAAATAATTCCAAATGGCCTTGCGGTTAGCGTCTGACATGTCAGGCCAATGCTTGTCAAAAATCATTAAGGCAGAGAGCATGTCATTGTAAGATGTACTAATAACCTTTTTTGCATAGGCAATAACATTTTCATCATTTTCCGTTAAGATATCCTGGCGTAGAGGCTTTCCCACATATTCAACGAACATGTCCAAGATAAGGCGGGGATTGATTTTCTTTGCTCCCTGCAAGGCTTCAAGAGCCATCTTGATATCACGTTCTTCGGGATATGTAGCACTCAAATCCTCAAAGAATGCGATGAGCTTTTCATTAAAAATGCCGAGTGTCGATTTGGGAAATGACATTCTCCTATTCTCTAGATTCTTAGATTCGCTTTAGATTTAGGTTTGTACTTTTGTCCTTTGGCCTTTGCCCTTTGGCCTTTGCCCTTTGGCCTTTGCCCTTTGGCCTTTGCCCTTTGGCAGCCCTACTGCCTAGCCGGCCCCTTTGAAAGTCCCATATCTCTTTGTTGTTTGTACATGTCGAGTTGTTGGTCAAACATCAACTCTTTCTTTGTACGCCCTGCCTGGGTTTGCAAACTCTGTCCTAGATTCTGACCAGTCTTGTCACCAGGACTCGCCGCTCCATTCAAGAAACTAAAGGTTCCAGGAATGCTCTCACCGCCATTTCCACCCGTTGATGTATCCGAGTCCAAGAAACTGTAACCAGCATCTCCAAACCCTCCCATTTCATTGTTAATGTATGAAGATGGCTCTCCGCTTATTACAGCTGCAGATGAAGATGCAGTTGCATCAGTAGGCTTCTTAGGAGCTTCGCGCATCTTACGTTCATATAACCAGTTCATCACATCTGTATCGGTTTTCACCGGTTCCTTGTCACCCTCAATTACGAGTGTCGGGACTTGTTTTAGCCACTTTGGCAAAGAAGGACGATTCGGTGAAGGATCGACACAGATAAACTGAAACTCCTTGACCCATGATGTTTTCGCTAACTCTTCAATGAAGACTTTCGACCATTTATCTTGATTGCTGTAAAAACATATATTTTTCTTACCCTGGCTCATCCCTTCTGCAATCGTACGCGAAGCATTGATGAAAAAGCTAAGCGCAGAAGGTCTAAAATTGAAAAGCCGGGAAACAGTTAGAGTTAGTCCACACAATCATGGCGCCTGTATTTTCAAATATCAAGCGCCACGACAAACGGACTCTGAGTTTCCAACTTAGCCCTACTCGTGTAACCTATGCGAATGTACTACGCCGTGCCGTACAGACCGAGGTCTCAATTCTAGGATTTCGTGCCGATATGGGGGAGGCGGGTGATACTGCCGATGTCAAAATCTTTAAGAACAGCACCCCGATGTCAAATGAAATGTTAGCTGACCGTATTGGTCTTCTACCGATTGCCATGTCTCCTGGCGAAGAAGGATGGGAAAAGGAGAGTGTACTCTTTCGTCTCAAAGTAGTGAACGATACGGAGGAATTTCGCACAGTTACAGCGGCCGACTTTGAATGTCTAGAACTCCGTGAGGGCGATACAGAGCGTACTCGTATTCCGAATACCAAGTTCTTTCACCCTGACCCGGTTACCGGCGATACGTGTATTCTTGCTGTTCTAAAGCCGATGACGGAGGGTCAAGAGCCGGAAGAAATTCACCTAGAAACCTATGCATCTCTGGGTAAGGGTCGTGAACATGCGCGTTTCAATCCCACTTCTCAGTGCTCGTACGGCTATACTCGTGATGAAGACCCTGCTCGTATTAAGGAACTGTGGGTAACATGGCTTCGTGAGCAAAAGAAGGTCGACCCTGCAGATATTGCGAAGGATGAGAAGCGTCGTGGTGTGTTAGAGAGGGAGTTTCGCAGCTTGGAAATCTATCGTTGTTTCAAGGAAGACGAGGAAGGTGAGCCTTATAGCTATGATTTTACCATTGAAACTCTGGGAACTGTGGATGTACAGGTAATTGTATACCAAGCGCTTCTAGCAGTTGCGCAGTTAGCCGAGAAATACGCAAGTGTAGACCGTGGCGAACTTCCTGTGAATGTGGAAATTCGTCCTGCTGATGCACAAATGAAGGGATTTGACTTCTGGTTTCGTGGTGAAGAGCATACTCTGGGAAATCTTCTACAAACATGGATTGATGACAATAAGATTGTGCCTATTAACACGGGTGGTGTGTTCTTTGCTGGCTACAAGGTTCCTCATCCTCTGCGTGAAGAGATGGTTCTCCGATTGGGAGTTGATGATGAAAATGAAGAGACGGCGCGAATGGCAATTGCGGAAGCTGCGCAAGGATGTGCCGAAATGTTTCGCCAGTGGGCGCAAGATTGGATTACAGTTACGGAAGATGTAGGCATTGTGCCACCCTCAACGGCCGAGACCAAGACTCCTTGGGAAGCGCATGCGAATGCTAAGACTCGGGCGAATACGAATAGTGCAAATGCGAATACTGCAAAAGCCAAAAAATAACGAAGTATAGATTAAATGGATCTGCTTTTTTTAAAGAAGAAGTCTAAAAATATAGTAGTTATACTACTATCCTTTATAGTTCTTGTAAGTTGTATCTATATTTTATGGAAGATGATGAAGTTTGGGCAGTTATACTATTCTCTCTTAAGTGCCAAGCGTTATGTGTTAAATGGGTATAAGGCGAGCCCTGTGCTTGAGGAAGATAAGGAAACTATTACGTGGCTCATTCACATGTATCCTCCTGTTCATAATGCGGGTGCAGAATGGATGGCACATGCTATGAATCGCTATATGGTAAATACAGCAGGATGGAAAGTGAATGTTGTATTAAACAAGGCCTCTGTAAATGAGTTTGAGCGTATTGTCATAATTGATAAACATAATACGAATTTTGTTGAGAATTCTATTCGCCATTCAGGAGTCTTGGTAAGTCACTTGGATAATGAACCGAATGCTGTACAAACGGCGATAGTCGCAAAACGTCCCTTAGTTCTCGTAATGCACAATAATTATCGCAAGAAGTACTTGAGCCAGTTTATTCACATGCTTCCTAAGAATCTGTACCTAATTCATAATAGTTATTGGATAAAGGAATACTACTCCTCCTATAACATTCCTTCCATAGTAGTCTATCCGCCAGTTTATTGGAAAGAGTATGAAACTGAGACGAACCGTGAATATGTCACTTTGATTAATTTAAATAAGAATAAGGGCGGTGATGTTCTTGTCAAGATTGCGAAGATGATGCCTGATGTCAAGTTTATGGGTGTTAAAGGGGGTTATGATAATCAGATCTTGAATATTCATGTGAAGAATATTAATTATGTGGAGAATACTTCGTATATAAAGTCTGTCTATGCCAAGACGGATATTTTGCTGGTTCCTTCGAAGGAAGAGTCTTGGGGACGCGTGGCAGTGGAAGCGATGTCGTCAGGAATTCCTGTGATTGCGCATCCTACACCTGGTTTACTGGAGAGTTGTGGAAATGCAGGGATTTTTTGCGACCGTGATGACATAGGGGCTTGGGTTACGGCTATTCGGCGTTTGAAAACAGACGCAGACTATTACAAGTCTATGTCTGATTTATCTAGGGCTAGGGCGAAAGAACTTGACCCAGAGCCGCAACTCAAAGAAATGAGTTTGTGGTTACAGGGATTGAAATGGCAAGCATAGCAGAAAGGTAGGAGAAGCGTAACAAAATCTTAAATATTTGATATTATTAGAAATGGGCGATTTCGTGAAGATTTATCTCTGTGTTGTCCCCGAAGATGAACCATCATGGAATCCTACCTTATGGAGACATCTAAATGGATTTGTAGATATTAAAGATGGAATGTTTCTCTACACTAGTAATGATGTGGAGTCTTTTTCGGGAATTACTATCCCTATAAAGGGCGAAGTAATTACACACACTGTTACTAAGAGTAATGAAGACATATATAATTTTTCACCTTCTAATATAACTCTTAATATCAATTATGATGGTGATGAACCACTCATAAAAATTACTATTGGAAAATTTAAAATATCCCCTATATGGGCTGATCAAGATGATGATGATGACGACTTATTAGCAGAAGATAATCCTATTACATTAAAAATAACATCGTATTTAAATAATATTATTGAAAAAGAAAAAGCACGTGAAAAAGGACGTGAAGTTGCATCTTTAAAAGAACTTGGAGCGTCTCGCCAACTACCCGAGAATATGGAATCTATTATTGGATCTTATCTTACAGGGAAGAAAGGGATTTTGAACGCCCAAGTGAATAGAATAAAACAAAATAGCGGAATACCTATTGCGCCCCGATTTAATAGTAAAACACGTAAAAATCGTAAGTCCAGGAAGCGTATGAATTAATCCACTTCCTCAATCTTGGGGCCCTTTGCAGATGCCTTTGCGAAATCAGCCATGTTCACTGAAGTAGGATCGGCTTGGCCTTGGCCTTGGTCAGCATACAACTTCATCATCACAGGGCGAATCTTTTCCTCCATAGACTTCTGATAGTCTACGTAGGTCTCCTTCTCCTCCTCCTGGTGTGAATCCAGCCAAGTAATCCCCTCTTGCACAGTGGTTAGAGTGGTTGTGGCCTCCTCACCCAACTTCTCCTTTACCTTCTCCTCCTGGAGAGAGTTGCGAGCATTGTACAGATAAGACTCTAGCTGATTCTTCGCCTCTACGCGCTCAAAACGCGCCTTATCCTCGGCCTCGTGCTTCGCCGCCTCTTCCACTAGACGATCCACCTCCTCACGACTCAGACGACCCTTGTCGTTCGTGATGGTGATCTTGTTCGACTTGCCCGTAGACTTCTCGGCCGCTGAGACATTCAGGATACCGTTCGCATCTACATCGAAGGTCACTTCAATCTGCGGCACACCACGCGGCATCGGCGGAATACCCTCCAGCTGGAACTTGCCGAGAGAGTTGCAGTCGCGCGTGAACTGGCGCTCACCCTCAAATACCTGGATGAGAACACCAGGCTGGTTGTCCGCGTACGTGGAGAAAGTCTGTGTGGCCTTCTTAGGAATTGTGGAATTGCGCTTGATGATAGGAGTCATGATACCACCCGCTGTCTCCAAGCCAAGGCTGAGAGGCGCTACATCTAGCAGGATGATATCCGCCGTCTTGTCATCGGCCTTGCCGCCTGTGGTCAGAATGTGCGCCTGGACGGCCGCACCATAGGCCACAGCCTCATCAGGATTCACCGTGTCATTGAGCTTCTTGCCACCGAAGTAGTCCGTCAGAAGCTGGCGGATCTTCGGAATGCGTGAGCTGCCGCCCACCATCACAATCTCATCAATCTTGCTCTTGTCCATCTTCGCATCCTTCAGAAGGCCATCGAGAGGCGCTACCGTACGACGGAAGAAAGGCTCACAGAGCGACTCGAACTTCGCACGTGTAATCGTCGTCTGGAAGTCGAAACCCTCGGCGAGGCTGTCCACCTCTACTGCAGCCTGCGTAGCCGAGCTCAGTGTACGCTTCGCACGTTCACAGGCCGTACGAAGACGACGAAGAGCACGTGCGTTGTTCGAGATATCTGTCTTATTCTTCTTGCGGAACTCGTCGCAACAATACGTCACGAGAGCATTGTCAAAATCTTCTCCCAATTGTGTTATCGTAAGGCTCTTTATCCTTACTTCTTACAGTTTCCTGCAAGTTCAGACTATATCTTCTAGCTTTAAAAAGCTAGGAACCCATTCGTGGCCATTTCTCCTTCTCTTTATTGAGTTCAGGTTACTTTGACTAGTCGTTGAACGTTCATCTTATTTCTAAGATGCTTCGCTGCGGATTGCCCATTGTCGTTATCTCAAACCTTTTTACCATACCGTGAATAATTACTTCACGCCACTATCTCTGTCGCCAGGATAGTTTGGTAGTTTGTAGCTTTAGGGGTTTCCCGCAATTAAAGTTCTTTATTCTCGGCAGAGGATTTTGCTAATAAGCAGAAACCAGAGGTTTACCGAGATGCGTATCGCCCGCCGTAGCCTTCACTTCGAAGACGCCATCGTCCAGCGTGAGCACACTTAGGTCATGCGTCCCGCCCCCGCAGTCGAATATCAAAACATTCTTCTCACCCTTCGACGAACCCATGCGATCGAGCCCGTACGCGAGAGCCGCTGCCGTCGGCTCATTGATGATGCGCAGCACATTCAGACCCGCAATCGCACCCGCATCCTTAGTCGCCTGGCGCTGAGAATCGTGAAAGTAGGCAGGTACGGTGATGACCTCATCCTTGACAGGATGACCGAGAAATCCCTCAGCCGTCGCCTTCATCTTCTGCAGAACCGCGGCCGACACCTCCTCAGGTAGAAACTGGTGCTTCTCGCCCTTCCACTCTACCTCAATCTTCGGCTTACCATCACCACCATCTAGAACCTTGA